ACACCTTTCTTTGTCATTCCAGCACCGCTTTTTGTGGGTCTCTTGTGTCCAGACTTGACACTCATACCCTTCATATCGTCTTCAGATAACTTTTTTACTTCGTCCTTACCCTCATAACCTATTTCATCTCTCCAGTTTACCATAGATTCACCGACTTTTTTCTTCACACAGTTTGGATATCTTTTACCAAACATTGTTTTCATACCTTTCTTCTCATAACCTTTCCAACATTTCTCATCTAAATTCTCTTCTTTCATTCCCTTTTTCTTTTTCTTTGCAGCAACCATCAAGTCCATCAATCTTTGCTTCTTAGAAATAGCAATCGCTGCCTGTTGTGCAGGATTCATTGCTTCACTTGTAACACCTGCTTTTGATCTCTCTTTTTCAGCGATGCTCTTAATGATCATCTTTAACTTTGCTCTCTTACCATATGGATTTGGTTTCTTTTCTTGCTTACCAAATGCTGCCATTTGACCAGATGGTTTACCTGATCCTCTAGTAATACCGTATGCCATACCTTCAGAAGTTGCTGTGGTGTGTTGTTCATCAGGAGTATTTGATGCAAGATTTTTTGCTTTCTGTTTCTTAGAGATTTTTGGGCCTCCTACTGGATCACCATACTCGTCTCTTTTCATTTCTCCCAAATCAGTTCTCCAATCAGAAGGATTGAGTGGTTCTGGTTTGATAAGATCTATTGTTTCAACTTCGGTAAATTTTATGTCATCTTTTTTCCAATCTTGTATTAGTAACTCACTTTCAATCGCAGTTTCTTCTTTTTTAACACCTTTTGCTTTATCTAAGTAATCCTTTGATGCTTTATATAAAGGTTTACCTGTCACTTTATTTTTCTTACCTGACATATAACCTTGATATGCTGGTGTATTTGCTTTGGCATCAGCAACATTTATTTCATATGCCTCTGATTTATTACCCCAGTTTGCTGCACCAACCTTACGACACTTAACTAATGCACCTGATGCATAAGCACTTGGCCATACAGAGTATCTTGACTTAACCTTGTGATAACAAGCATCTTTTGTACCACTACCCTTTCCTTTCTTATCTTTGACTTCACTTATGATATCATAGATTGTATTTGTTTCTGAACGATACTTTTCTCTCTGATTTGGAATGATATATTCTACATCTAATTGATCTCCTACCTCTACATTATTTTCAGCAAACCAACCACGATTTACTTCAATCGCTAATTCTATATCACCTTCTGAATAAACTGGAATTGGATTATTTGGTTCTAACTGTTTAATACTTTCGATAACACCGTCTTCTCTGATAAATGCAATGTCAAGAGGTATTCTTGTTTCAGTCATATGAAATGACTGCTGTGCAATATTATCAAATACAAAAAGCATACCGCTATCTGTATCTAAACTCTCACGGAACATTAATCCTTGCTTAAAATCCAAAGCACTTTTTGGAATCTCAAGTCTCAAAGGTAATGTAATAAATTCTTCTTTCATTTTTCTTTTTGGATCGGTTGATACCATTGTTGGTGCTGCTGCACCAGATTTTTGTGGTTGATTCGGATCTGCTGCTCTCTTTCTTCTTGCAGCACTATCTCTTTCTTTCTTACTCATGGATCTTCTCTTTGATGAGGAGACACATTTAGGAGTTGTTTTCTGACCGGGTTGACGAGCACAAGGTTTACCATCGTATTTACCACCAACTTGAACCCAACCTTTTACTTTGCGTCCAGACTTAGTGGTTCCGCTTGATTTACCAAACCATGCACGAAGACCCTCCTCATTAACATCTTTACTGTCAAGATAATCTGCAGCAGTATCTAAGTAATCAGATGCTTTAGTTATCTTTGATTGCACCCACGCTTTAAAATTATCTTTCTTGCGTGAATGTTTTTCAATCCTTTTAGATGCTCTACCTGCAGTTTTCAATTGATTACGAATCATTTCTGGTTCATGATCACCATTCTTTTTCCCTTCATTCATTGCCTTTTCTAAATCATCTGCTTGTTTAGCATGTGTTTTAGAACCACCTCTAAGTTTTTTAACCAATTTTTTGATAAACGGTTTATCCTTTTTATCTAAGGTTTCTTTCATAAGGAAACCATCATCACGAAGAACAGATCCTTCGGGAATTGGTTTACACTTCTTATCAGTGTTGCAATAGTAGTATCCTTTTTTACAGGATTTCATCATTCAGTAGTTTTTGAATCATTATTATTTAGAATACCTTGTTTTAGTAGTTTTGATAATTCACTTGTAGATCCTACAAATAAGGCATTATTTGTGACATTATTTTGTGTTTTAGTATTTTCCTCATCCATATCTTTCATCTTTTTCTGTAGATCCATCAACTTATCTGTACTATCTGCAACTGATTTAATTAACTGTCCTGCAACTTCATATGCTCTTGGGCTTGCACTTTCACCAGCAAGTTCCATAATACCATTTATTGCCTCTTGTCCTTTCTCAATTAATGAATATAGTTGTCCTCGTGTATACTTATAATCTTTTTCAACATCATTCTTTTTTAAAACAACATTTGGCAATTCTTGTTTGATATCTGGTTTGACTATAGATGTTTCAACATTTAAAGATTTTTCAATTTCGCCAAAATTAGTGTTCATCATGTGTCTGTCCTTGTAGCAGGATTAAATTGTAATGAATCTGTAAAGATGCTTGATGTTTCATTAAATCCAAAATCATCATCAATATCAATCAGATTATCATCTGCTGTAGTTAATTTATTAATTTTTGTATTTTCAAGATGTTCTACTTTGATTGTTCTATCAAATCCTCTCTTCACAACAAGTGTAGTTGCATCTGGTTTTTCTTGAACTTTCATAATCTCACTATCAATCACAACACGATCACCAACTGCAAAATTAGATGAGTCAGTGACATTAAATCTAACTTCTGTGGCAGAAATATTAAATGTTAATTGTGCTGTCTGATCAGCATCATAATCTTTCATTGCCTTTGGTGTAACAACATAACGAAGTTCTCTTCTCTTATTCTCACGATCCATATTGGTATGATAATCCAACTGAACTTTCTTGATAAGTCCTTCTGGAGTATCTGCAACAGGGCCAAACAGATAAGTTTTTGCAGTAAAGTTGAGTGTATAAATTAATGCTCTTCTAGTTGCAAAATCTCCTTCATAATCATCTTGAAATGATATGTTATCTAATACAACACTTATATCTCTTTTTTCTCCGATTACACTGATTAAATCTACTGTTAAATTAAAAGATGGTTGAAAGAATGGTAAAATCTGCTCGATAATTTGTAATCCATCATCGTTTAGTTTAACTAAGATATTTAATTCAAATCCAATATTATATGGCACAGGCATGAATACCTTTCTTAAATTTGTACCATCAGATGCTTTGAATGTTTGAGTTATACTTGCTTTTCTTGTCGCATCATATGCGATATTTGTCATCTCAAATGACATTCTTGGTAGTGTTATTGCTGTCGCACGATTTAAATCTGCTTGTTGTTCAATTCTTGCTAAAAACTTTTGCATTGGGCCATATGCTAATGCAACTTTCATGTCACTGATTGATTTACCAGTGCTGTCATTATGACGAATGTGAACATCATTGAATAATGTTCCAAACGCTATAACAGTCTTTCTAAGTATTTCGTGATAAAAATAAGTTCCTAACATTAGTATGTACCGAATGGATTAGTTTCAGCGAAATCAACGATTTCATCTGCTTCAAGTTCAAATTCATCATTATCACTGTATGCATCATATATATCCTCTTGCTCATATTGACGAACATTATAAGCAACAAATGATGTGGTTCCTGTTGATAGTGTGAAACTCGCTCCAGATGTTGTAATACTGTCTTTAGATATTGTAATTAGATTATTTCCGATAGTAAGAACAGTAGCACCCAAACCAATTACATTATCAATCGCAGAAACAGCAGCACCCACTGCAATTCCAGTTGTGTTAATACCAGTTATTAAATTGGTGTGTATACCAATAAATCCTGTTGTTGTTCCTGTTGAAACAAATACTGTTTTATGAATTTTATGACCAGTTCCGGGATCAATACCAGTTTGTATTCTTACCTCTTCACCCGGAATAAATCCACTGATTGTTGAACCAATTCCAACATTCGCAACTTTAAGAACTTTGGTATCAGCATCCCACTCTCTAACTATTGCCTCTGTATGTGATGTTTGTCCAACAACTAGATCATTATAGAGATAATTACCACGACCTATGATAAGATTTGGATCTGCAACAGTGACTGTTGGTGCAACTGTATATCCTACACCGGGGTTAACAGGTCTTATAGACGACAATTTAGCATTTCCAGTATCAACCACAGCAGTAGCAGTTGCAGTCGTTCCAGCACCGCTAGGCCCTGCTACAGTGATCAATGGTGGGACAGTATAACCAGATCCTTCATTTGTAATTGTATATGAAATTACACCTCTTCCAGATGTTGTTAATCCACATGTTGCAATTGCACCACTTCCACCACCACCTATGATACGAATGCTTGGTGCTTGTGTATACCCTGCACCTGCGTTTGTTAAGATAAGTTCTTTGATTGAAAATACACCATTTCTTTCTGTTGTTATTGCAACAGCAGATGCGTTCACACCGGCAGGATCTCTAGATGTTGAGATGAATACAGTGGGTGTTGATGTATAACCAGATCCATCATTAAGTATAGTGAGTGAATTAAGGAATCCTGATTGAGCAGGTGCAAGAGTTGCTGATGCTGCTGCAGTTGCTCCTGAACCCACAAGATTTAAAGTGGTGATATATCCTTGATCTTCAATTTGCGTATCAATCTCATCAATCGATGTATCGATAATTTCATCTTCGTATTCAAAGAGTTCACATTGAAGTTGATAAACATAATTTTTACCTAACTGATAGAAAGGTTGTTCATGCTCAACAAATTTTACTTCAAATAATCTTGAACCAAGTGGGAAAAATATTAAATCACCTTCTCTTGGTCTTGATGATAATTCATAGTCATCAGGATCTAAAAATGGTGCAATAAAATCTGTGAATCTTTCTTGTGATATTGTAAGTGTAACTTCATCTTTCAAACTTACACCAAATTTTGTCATAATATCACCAGCACCTGAATATCCCTCATAGGTATTCACATATGCTTCCAATAAAAAATTATCATCAAATCTAGATGATTGGACTTCCTCTATGATTGATGTTTTGTTTACAAATTTTCTTGGAATATAAGTAATCTCTACCCCATAAATTTGCAGTTGCTCATTTATGAGATTCTGAATTAATCTCTGTTCACCGGGAGATCCTTGTAGAAAAAAGGGATTGAGTGCCATACATTTACCCGATAAAGTCAAGAGGAGGTAACTCGTATTCGAGTTGCATCTTCTGTCTGATAGCATCTAATTCTCTTTGCCCATCGTCATATATCTCACGACCATTTAATTCTAATCCACCGGGAAGTTTAACTCCTCTAAATTTAATTAAATTTTGACCCCATTGTCTCTTTAATAATGCAGTAAAATACATTTTTAGAAATGGATCATTATATACTTTGGTAAATGTATTTGGATCTAAGGCTCTTTGACAATCAATAACTATAAAATCACCCTCACTCACTGAGTTATAATCAATATCAAGATATAAACGATTTTGTTTTTTATTAAATCTTATTTGTCTCTCAGGAGTTAGTAAGAAGTCAATATCTTCCAAGTAACTCTTGACCATTGAATATTGTAGTAACTCAACAGAATTGAAGTAGTATAAGTCATTTAAAAACAACTGGTACTTAATACTAAACATACTACCAGATATTGAACTTGTATCAAATTTAAATATTTTTTCAATACCGATTACAGCATCTGGAACCTGAATAAAATTTGAGTTCTCAGTAAAATTATTTACAGTTGTTCCATATCCAGCAATATTAGTTGATGTTCCAGCAGTGCCAACAAGTGATGATGTTGATATGCCAGTAGCACCCGGATGAGTTTTTCCTCGATCTATGTCTGCCTGTGTAAATTCATATTTTAAAAACATCTCTTCAACACCATCAAAATGTCTCTCATTAAAGACTTGTATGGCATCATCTAACAGATCATCAATTTGATCATCATCAATATTAATTTCCAATACGGGAGCACCTAGTTGCCTAAGTCCGTAGTCAATTAATCCTTGTCTTGATGATGGTTGTGCCATTATTCTGCTTCTACCTCAGATGCTAGATTTTCGTATTTTTCTTGCCACTCAAGTGCTTTTGCTGCTAATTGAGTTTTTTCATCATTAAAGTCAGTCATAACTGTAGTCAATTTCGCTTCCAAAAGAATATTTTGGTTTGTTAATGTTGCAATTTTTTGATTGTAAATTTTAATCAAAGTGTTTACATCAACATCATTATTAGAGTTTGCCATTGTTAAAGCTAGAAGGTACCCCCATCTATGGTCGTTGTCCACATGGGCTTGCTAGTATATGTAGTCGAGACATTGGAAGGTGTTTTACCGGTTCCAGTGCCATCTATAATTAAATCAGCAGTAGTATTAAATGTTCCGGTTACACCGATTAATGTCACAGTAGTTCCAGATGATGATGTTTTAACAATACCTTGTTGTGTTCCACCACCACCCTGTGTTGCTATCTGACCTGCTGTTACTGTGTGTGCACTTGGTAATGTGATTGCTATTTCTGTGACTGCAGTTAATAACTGGGTTGAAGTTATGGTTGCTGCACTTGGAGCAGTGGTTGAGTTTTGTAAACCATCACTATCAAAATATACAACACCATGTGTTGAGAAATCACCAGACTGATAGTAGATACCTTTAATATCTAAATTACCTCTTGTACCTGTAACAACTTCATTACTTACTGTTGCATCAGGAATATATGTAAATGCTCTTGCTGGTGCATTACTATTTTCACCTGTGCTATCGTTATAACCGAAGAAACCTACCTTTGTATTAGCAGTACCAGTTGCAGTATTGTAGTTGAATGAAATACCACGATCAGTATTTGTGTCAAAGGCATGAGTTATTGTTAACTGAGTTGTTGTTACAATACCTGCAGTTGTATTATTACTAATGAAAATTGTGCCAAGTCCAACTCCACCTGCTGGAGTAACATATGAATGAACTGTGCTATTGTTGGGAATACTTGAACTTCCTGTAACAACATCACCTGTATTAATACCAACAACAGAATCAATGACAATGGTAGATGATCCAGATCCAACAGTTGTGAGTACGGTTCTTACGCTGGTTACATCACCAACCTTCATGATTGCAT